TCAAGCCCTGCAAAAATTTCTTCAAATGACTAGCGAAGGCAAATATGATTTTCTAAAAATGAGTCAGCAACCTGCTACACAAGAAAATCTCACTCACTTTCTTAAAGCAGGCGAGGCTTTAATGTGGCCTAATAATTGGGAACAATATCCTAACAAGGCAGGAAAAATAGCAAAGGCAGCCACAGTTGATGTTAGAGACCAATATCTTGCTACAAGAAAAGCCGGCGTCTATGTCACTGGGAGTGGGCATCTAAAAGCCGTTCAAAATATCACCGGTAAGCAAGGTGTGACGGAGGGTAATTTTGATTCCTTCAAATTTGGTAAGCCGATTACCTTTACTGCTTACCATTCTTCCGATTCAAAAATAAAAAGAATTCTCCCAACAGACGAATTTTATTTCAGTGATGATAGATACACATGGGAAGGTAACTATCTTTACAAAATAAAAATAACTTTGAAAAATCCCTATGTTGTGCTAGATCAGAAAGCAGGATATGAAGGTCATGCTAGCGACTCTCTTCCAAAGATAAAGGCAGCTGGGTATGACGGGGTTATATATACCCCGTATTCCGTTGATTATGGGTTTAGACAAGGCGTTTGTTTTTATCCACAACAGCAAATATCTAACATCAAGTTAGTTAACTCTGATAGTGGTAAATAATATAATTAAGGATAACCTAAAGTCTTTACTTTGCAACATTCCTGTAGTACAATATATATTACAGGAGTTACCATATGATTATTGGAGTTACAGGATTGATTGGGTCGGGCAAAGATACTATTGCTGACTATCTTACTACATTTCACGGATTTAAACGTATGAGTTATGCGGCTTCATTGAAAGACGCAGTAGCCGCAGTATTTGGTTGGAATAGAGAATACTTAGAAGGTTCTACTAAAACAAGTCGTGCTTGGCGTGAGCAACGTGATGAATGGTGGAGTAATCGTTTGGGTATGGATATTACTCCACGATGGGTCTTACAATATTGGGGAACAGAAGTTTGCCGCAATAACTTTCATAGTGATATTTGGGTAGCAAGTGTAGAAAACAAACTACGCCAAACTGATGAGAATATTGTTATTACAGATTGTCGTTTTGTTAATGAAGTTAATTCTATCAAAAGTGTAGGTGGTATCACAATGCGTGTAAGCAGGGGTGAACGCCCTATCTGGTATAGTGCCGCAGTTGATTATAACAATGAACCTGAAGGTAGCGAACAAAGACTAAAAGCTATGGTAGAGTTAGGAAACTATGCAGTACACGCCAGTGAATATAGTAGCATCGGTTTATTGTATGATTATTATATTGATAACAATGGCACCATAGATGAGTTACACAAGCAAGTCAACTCAGTGGTCAACTTCTAAGTCACCGCGACGCCAAGTTATTTCCTTACGCTTAACAACCTCAATACAGCATAAGCAGACAGTTCGTAGATTAGTAAGAGCAATATTTTCTAAATTACCATCAATGTGATATACTGTCAACTGTGATGTAAACAAACTTTTAAAGCCGCATAAGTCACACGTGGCTTTTTTCTTGTAACCACTCTTAGTCCAGTTAGCCTTTCTAGGCTTTAGCTTTTTCTTCTTACGACCGCATTCATCACATCCACTGCGATAGTGTGTAATACCCTCACGGATATAATTCACAGCACAGTGATTCTTCCCGCAACTTTTGCATATAGGTCTCATCATCTATTTAGCTTAATAAACCTTCGAAGGCACGGTAATACCGTCTTTTTTGAATTTTCTACTAAATAATAGTATGCAATTTAGGTAGTAAACCTCACAATTTTACATAAAGGAAAAATAAAATGGCATTAACATCTCCAGGCGTAGAAGTAACGATCACAGACGAAAGTCAATACTTACCAGCCGCAACAGGCTCAGTCCCGCTAGTTCTATTAGCAACAGCACAAAATAAAGCAAATGCTAGCGGTACAGGGGTAGCAGTAGCTACTACTGCGGCTAACGCAAACAAATTATTTCAAGTAACAAGTCAACGTGATTTAGTAAACTTATATGGTACACCGTTCTTCTATACAACGACAAACGGTACACCAATTCAAGGTTATGAATTGAACGAATACGGTTTGTTAGCGGCATACTCGTTGCTAGGAGTTACAAATCGTTGCTACGTACTACGTTGCGACATTGACTTAGCAAGTTTAGTAGGTCAAACAGGTCGCCCAACTGGCGCACCAGCAGATGGTACATATTGGTTAGATACAACTACCTCTACTTGGGGTATATATGAATTTAATGCAACAACTGGTCAGTTTGCATTACAGTCACCTATTGTTATTACAGATAGTACTAATTTATCCGGTGGTGTTCCTTTAGCAAGTATTGGTGCTATTGGTGATTATGCAGTAAATGCAATACAAATAACAACTGAACCAACGGATGCGGAACGAACATATTATTATAAAACAACTAATAATGTATGGGTAGTATTAGGTGGCACTGACTGGAGAAACGATATTCCTGCAGTTACGTCAACTGTTTCTAACCCAACAATTTCAGCAGGAGGAACGCTTGTTATTGGTATGAGTGGTTTGTTCTCTGCTACTATTACTATTACATCAGGTGATACTGTAACTGACATTGCAACTGCAATTAATAATTTAGGCTGGACAGATTTAAGTTCAGAAGTTAGAAGTGGTAAGTTATGTTTGTTTACTAGTCAACGTCTATCAGTTAGTGTTGGTACACCAAACGCTTATTTAGCTATTAGTGGAACAGGTTCATTCTCTGCATTAGGTATTACTGCAGGAACTTATTATACTCCTTTAACTCAATTTGGTACAAGTGCTCAAATGCCATTATGGACAAGCAGTCAATCACAACCTCGTCCAACAGGTAGTGTATGGATTAAGGTTGGTGCAGCCGGTAATGGATTGACACCTGCAATGTCTAGATATAGTACAGCTACAGCATCATGGATTGCAAAAAATATAACACTTGCTAATTCTGATTGGTCGGTGACTTCAGTATTAGATGCAACAGGTGGACAAGCTATACCTGCAGGAAGTATTTACGGTCAATATAATTACAATGGTACCAGAGCTACAGCACCAGTATATTTCTGGGAAAGAATTGCAACTGGTCCCACTGTTATAACAGGTAGTAATACAGCCCCTGACTTTACAGCAGGTCCATATTATATGAATGTGTATGTTAGTGTTCCTGGCAGCACATCATTGAGTTCAGCATATCAATTTACTCTTGCTGATAATACTGATGCTACTGATTTTGTAACAGCTTGGTATGCCGCTGGTATTCCATACACAACGGCAACAGTAACAACAGAAGGTTCTATTCAGTTGACACACACTGAAGGTGGTGAAATTGTTATGAATGATTTTGTTGATTCATCATTCGTTTCAACTGGAGTATCTAATGGATTAATCACAGAAGCTGGCTTTATTATAGGAACAACAACTGGTGTTAAGTATGGTCCAATTATGCTTGTAAGTTCTACTGGTATAGCACAAACTTCTACAAGTGGAAGTGGTTCGGCTGCAACATTTAGCGCACAATCAATTTATGGAAGTTATATTGTAAATGGTAGTGGTATAACTGCAGGAGGAAGTGGTTATGCAGTGGGTGACACTGTTACAATTGCTGGTACAGTATTTGGTGGCGCAACACCTGCTAATGATTTAGTTGTTGAAGTTACGGCCGTTTCAACAGGTGCAGTAACAGCGGTAACGTATATATCAGGTGCCCCTGATGCACAATATACAACTCAATTAAGTAACTGGGTTGAATTTACTTACACTGCAAACGAAGGTGCTCCGGTAACTGAACCTGCTAATAATACTAACTGGTTCTGGTCTGTAGTTGACCAAGTTGATATTATGGTTCAAAAAGGTGGCGCATGGATTGGCTATGGGAATACTAATTATGATACAACTGGTGCACCATCTTCAAGTGGCACAAATACAACTGATCCCAATGGCCCTATCATTAGTGCTACTGCACCTACAACACAAAGTGATGGCACTGCATTGGTATATGGTGACTTATGGATTGACACAAGTGATTTAGAAATATATCCTGTAATCAGTCGTTGGCAATCTGTTAACGGTGAGAATACGTGGGTATTGATTAACAATACTGACCAAACAGGTTCAACAGGTGTTCTATTCCAAGACGCACGTTGGGCAACAAATGGTAATACAAGTATTACTGATGATCCGATTCCAACAATAGTTAGTTTACTAACAAGCGACTACTTAGATTTAGATGCTCCTAATCCAACACTATATCCACAAGGTATGTTGTTGTTCAACACACGCCGTTCAGGTTACAATGTTAAACAGTATCGTAGTAACTACCTTACTCCAGCTAACTTCCCTGATGAAGGTAGCTACCCAACAGAGACAGCATCTTGGGTAACAGTAAGCGGAAACACAGCTAGCGGTGCACCATATATGGGACGTGCGGCACAACGTGCTATGGTAGTTCAATCATTGCGTTCAGCACTTGATACAAACACAGACATTCGTGATGAAGATAACTACTTCAACTTGATGGCTACACCTAACTATCCAGAACTACAACCTAACATGGTTGTATTGAATGCAGATCGCGGTGACACAGCTTATATCATTGGTGATACTCCATTAGGATTACAAGATAGTGCTACTGACATTCAAGCTTGGGCTAACAATGATGCAGGTGCAACATCAACCGGTGAAGCTGGTTTAGTTACACGTAACACTTATTTGGGTCTATTCTACCCAAGTGGTATCACAAATGACTTACAAGGTAATGAAGTTGTTGTTCCAGCATCACATATGATGTTGCGTACATTCTTACGTAATGATACTGTAGCTTATCCGTGGTTAGCGGCAGCCGGTACTCGTCGTGGTAATATTGACAATGCATTAAACATTGGTTACTTGGATCGTACTACTGGTGAGTTTGTAACAATCAAGACACGTTTAGGTATACGTGATGTATTGTATATCAACCAAATTAATCCATTAGTGTTCTTCACTGGTATTGGTTTATTGAACTATGGTAATAAGAATAGTTTTAACAGTCAAAGTGCATTAGATAGAACAAACGTTGCACGATTAGTTAACTATGTTCGCCGTCAACTAACATTGGCAGCAAGACCGTTCGTATTTGAACCTAACGACACGATAACACGCAGTAGTATTGCAGGTGTAATACAAACATTGATGGTTGACCTAGTTGCTAAACGCGGTATCTATGATTATCTTGTTCAATGTGATGACAGTAACAACACTCCAGCAAGAATAGATAGAAATGAATTATGGGTAGACGTTGCGATTGAGCCAGTAAAAGCGGCTGAATTCATCTATATCCCGGTTCGTGTTCTAAACACAGGTGAAATATCAGGTGCATAAATGATACCCCGAAAGGGGTATCAACTTAAAGATAAATAAAATACAGGAGATTTAAAAATGGCTATAGCCTCAGAATCATTATTCAACATGACCGTAGCGTCAGACAACGCTGGTGGAAACCAGGGTTTACTGATGCCCAAACTACAATATCGTTTCAGAGTTAGCTTTCTGAATATAGGTACAGGTGGAAGTACTGTTGAATTGACAAAACAAGTAATGGATATCAACAGACCACAGATTAATTTTGAAGAAATTACTATACCAATTTATAATTCAACATTATATTTGGCAGGTAAACATACTTGGAATGAATTGACAGTTAATATCAGAGATGATGCCCAAGGTAATGTCTCTAAGTTGGTTGGCCAACAAGTTCAAAAGCAATTGGATATGGTTGAACAGGCATCGGCTGCTACTGGTCAAGATTACAAATTCCAAACAAATATTGAAATATTAGACGGTGGTAACGGTACTAGTGTTCCAGTAATATTAGAAACTTGGGAATGCTATGGTTGCTACTTAAAGACAGCTAATTACGGTGCATTAAATTATGGCACAAACGAAGTAGTAACAATTGCATTGACAATTCGCTATGATAATGCTGTTCAAGCTTCAACTCCAGGTAATACAACAACTGCTACTGGTGTAGGCGCAACAATCGGTAGAGTTCTAGGTGGTTCTATTGTCACTGGTATTGGTTCTGGCCAAGCTTAATTGAAATATAGGCCTAACTAAATGGCTGGATTTTTTCAAGACTTATTAAAAGGCACTGCCGCAGGATTTTTTGGCAATGATTACCTGCGTGATTATTATCACGCTAGTAAGACATTCACTCCTAATGCATATCAGCGTGCGCCTAAATTTAAGTTTTTATTCCATGTATATTTTGAAATAAATCCAGCTGCCTATAAAGTTGGTTTATCAGATGGAACTAATTTTGGTCTAGAAGTTAAAACAGTAAAACTACCTTCATATACTTTTGATACTCACACGATGAATCAATACAATCGCAAACGTATTGTTCAAACAAAAATTAAATATGATCCTATAGAAATTTCATTCCACGATGACAATGGTAATAGTATTCGTAATATGTGGTATAACTATTACACATACTATTACAAAGATGCAACTAAACCAGTAATAACAACAGCCGGTCGAGTAGGACCTCAACCGTTCACTAATGAACCGTTAAATTTGTCAGCAGATTATAACTCACGCAACATATACAAATCTTCAATAATTGGTGATGAAGATTGGGGTTATATAGGTGATACATCAGCTCCATCACAAACATTAAGCAATTCATCACAGGGTACTAGTAAGATACCGTTCTTTAAAAATATACAGATATATGGTTTTAATCAACACAACTTTGTATTATATACATTGATAAATCCTATTATTACACGCTTTGGTCACGATACATATGATTATTCACAGGGTAATGGTACTATGACAAATCAAATGACAGTTGACTATGAAACAGTGAAATATTCCGAAGGTGCACTAGATGGTAAAACACCGGGTAATACTGTACCAGGATTTGGCGACAATGCAAACTATGATAAAACACGTAGCCCTATTGCAAGATTGGGTTCTAATCAAACTATTTTAGGTCAGGGTGGTTTAGTAGATGCACTCGGTGGGTTCACAAAAGATTTAAACGATGGAAATTTCTTATCTGCCGCACTAACTGCAGGTACAACATATAATACATTTAAGAATACAAATCTAAAACAAGTTGCAAAAGGTGATATTAACGGTATTCTTACACAATCAATAGCACAGGCACTACCCGGAACAGTTAGAAGCACTACTTATTATCCCGGTTACAGCGTAACACCTGCAGGTATTGCAAGTGCAGGCAGTCCTACTCCTAACGTGTTAGCCTTCCCAAAATTGATTGGAACAGCAACAGCCGGCAAACAAACAGGTCAAGGTTAAATGTATAAATACTTTTAGGAGATTTATACATGGCTAGAATACTTGACGCACGAACTCAACTTGATTCAACAGTAAGAATATTTGATGACTTTTATGCATTTGACCTAGTAGTCAATGGTAATGAGTACGACATTGTGCATGGGTATTTTATATCAGTATGTGACACAAAACAAATAGCTGATAATTTCACGGTAAATTTGTTTAGAATATCTCAGCAAACGCAAGTTCCTGTATTAGACTTGCTTAACTACATTAGAGGTCTTAACAACAAGTTAGAAATGAATACTGTTATTACATACTATCTTAACAGTTTCAAAAGTAAAACATCATTATACGGTATAGGTACTGTACCTCAACCTAATCAGAATGTCGCTAGAAACGTAGTATTGTAATGGCTAAGTATGCACAGGGTATATACACTCCCAAGAACCCAACAAAATATGTAGGTAAACATACTCCTAGATATCGCAGTGGTTGGGAACTTACATTTATGACCTTCTGTGATAGTAACAAGAGCGTATTATATTGGGCTAGTGAATCGTTTAGTGTTCCATATCGTCATCCATTTACTGGTAAACCAACGATATACATACCTGACTTCTTTGTAGTTTATCAAAACAAGTATGGTAAACAGATTGCTGAAGTAGTAGAAATTAAACCAAAAAAGCAAAGCTTAATTGAAAGCAAAGTTGCTAGTGCTAAAGATAGAATGGTTGTAGCAATAAATCACGCTAAATGGCAGGCTGCTATGGCTTTCTGTAAACAACAAGGTTACATTTTTAGAGTTATTACTGAAGATGACCTTTTTAGAAACGGTTCACGTAAGTAAATAAATACTTTTATGACAAAAAAATTAGAAGATTTATTTGAACTTCCAGAAAATAATGATAGAGGAATTACCATTGCTTTGCCTGAAACTATAGAAGAAATCACAACAGATACAGCAGAAGCATTAGATAAAATTGAAGCCGCATTACCTCAAGTAAGAGGATTAGAAGCAAGCGATACTGAGAT